AGTGACTCACAAGCGTACAAGCAAGCTGGTAACAGCATAGTAGTAAAATGTTTAGAAATAATAATAAATAAATTTAAATTATGATAGAAAAAATCAAATACATGATTGAGCTCCACAACCTATGCGATAAAAGTAGACAAAGAGAGCTGGTTTATAAGAGATACTATTTATTCTCTGAGCTGTACAAATTGAAAATAAATAAAACTCAGATAGGTAAAATGATGGACAAAGACCATGTAACTGTAATGCATGGACTAAAAGTTAACAGTCAGTTTCAAAACTATGACAAGATCTATGATGATGCAATTGCACCAATCAAAGACTATCTTTATCCACCAGTTGAGCTACCTAAGTACTCTATATTTGAGGATGTTATGAAGTGCAACAACACCACAGATTTAAAGATCATTAAAATGAGGATAGAGAATGACCAGTACTTAGAGCGTGACAAGTGACAACTCTTCTTATGGGGGGTAGCTAGCTTTTTTAAAAAAACAAGGGGGACACCCCCAAAAAAACTTGTCTAGTTGTCACGCTTTTGCTGTAACTCAATACTAGTATAGCTTATAGGCGTGACAACTAGTTTTGAAGTTGTCCCATAGTTGACACGTTTGTCACGCATTTGGATAATTAAAAATTATTATTATATTTGCAAAGGGGTTGTCGGAGGCATCCACATAAAAAGTTTTCTTGCTACTTTTCCCCTTCTTTTTTTTTAGCAAGAATAAAAACAAGAGTTATGAAAAAAATATCTGTATTCAAATCACTTTTTAAGTCAAAAGAGACACCATTCAATCTCAATCCAGCTGAGGTAGTTGCAAGAATAAGATTAGGAACTCCAGAACTTATTGAAAAAATCAATCTAATTAGGTCAGTAGATAAGAAAGACCCAAGATATTCAGCATCAAAGAAAGAACTAAATGCAATAATGTTCAATGGTACTTTCTCTGAAAGAACTGCCAAAGGATTGATTGAGCACTCAGGACTTTGTGTATTAGACTTTGATGGTTATCCATCTACTGAGATAATGGTAGCTGAAAGAGAAAGATTGATTAATGACCCTTATGTAGTGATAGTATTCACTTCACCTGGTGGTAATGGACTTAAAGCTGTCATAAGAATACCTGAGTCAACTGCTGTAGAACATAAGAGAAGGTTTCTTGCTTACTCTGAATACTTTAAATCTGACTATTTTGACTCAAAGAATCAAGATGTTAGTCGAGTATGCTTTGAATCTTATGACCCTGAGGTCTATTTTAATGAGTTTTGTTTAGTATTTGAAGGAATTACACAAGATAAAGGATTTGAATACATTGAGAAGCCTCCAGTTTGCATACTGCAAGATGAGAATAAGAAGCTAGAATTGATTGAAAAGTTTAAATTTAAGACTTCATTCTCAGATGGTAGTAGAAATTTCTTTATTTTTGAATTAGCATGCTGTCTTTGTGACTATGGTATCAATCAAGATGTGGCTGAGCAGTATCTGTACAATAAGTACACTACAAATGAAGACTTTACTCACTCTGAAATGCTATCAGCTATCAAGTCAGCTTATAAAAAGAGCAACTTTAACAGCAAGTACTTTGAGGATAGATTAACAATTGACAGAATCAAGCTAAAAGTTAAGAATGGAGTAGATGATGAGCAAATAAAGAAGGATCACAACATAACTACAGATGTTCTAACTGATATTAAAGAGGATAGTGGTAGTGATGACATCTTTTGGACTGTATCTAAAAAAGAGATAGTAACAATTGAGCCATTAAAATATAGTAATTTCTTAGTAAAAAATGGATTTAACAAGTTTTATCCTGAGAATGCTGAGAAACCTACATTTGTAAGAGTCATTGAGAATAAAGTTAGGTTGTCTTCTGTAGATCAAATCAAAGACTTTGTGCTTACCTACTTAATTAAGAAGGGACAAATTAATATTTGGAATCATTGCTCTAGGTCACCTTATTTATTCTCTGAGAATCATCTTAACATGATTGACTCAGTTAGTCTTAAGATGTTGCAAGATGGTCATGACTGCTCATACCTACCATTTCTAAATGGTGTTGTTAAAGTTACTAAGGATGAGTCTAAGATGTTAAGCTACATTGATGTTGAAGGCTATATTTGGGAGAATCAAATTATAAATAGAGAATTTCACCTAGTCAATGACTTTAATAATGACTTCTTTGACTTAGTACAAAAAGTATCTAATGAAGAAACTAAGAGAATAGATGCATTACAGTCAACATTAGGGTATCTAATTCATGGATATAAGGATAGGACAAATCAAAAGGCAATTATCTTTAATGACCAAGAAATTGATGAGAATCCTAATGGAGGTAGTGGTAAGTCTTTAATGTTGACAGCTTTAAATCACATTAGAAAGACAGTCAAGATAGATGGTAAGCTCTACAATCCTACTAAGTCAGATTTTTTATATCAAAGAGTCAATTTAGATACTCAGATTCTAGCATTTGATGACGTTGTTAAGAACTTTAATTTTGAGCAATTATTCATGATAGTATCTGAAGGAATCACTGTCAATCGCAAAAATAAAGATGAGGTGTTTATCCCATTTGAAAGGTCACCTAAGATAGTTATAACTACTAACTATGTTATTCAGGGTGCTGGAGGTAGTCATGATAGAAGAAGACATGAAATAGAGTTCTTTCAGTATTTTAACTCTACTAACTCCCCCCTTAAGCATTATGGCAAGCTATTATTTGACCAATGGAGCACAGATGACTGGCTAAGATTTGATAATTACATGATAAAGAATCTACAGCTATACTTAAGAGAAGGATTGACTAAGTCAATAGGTATTAATGCTGATGCAAAGAGATTTATTCAAGCTACTAGTAAAGACTTTTATGACTTCATTAGTGAGAATGTACTTGTTAAAGATGTAATCTATTATAACAGCGAATTATTGAGCTCATTTGAGGTAGATTATAACTATAAAGACATGACTCCACAGCGTTTCTCTAAATGGCTACTTGAGTATGCTAAGCATAAAGGCTATAAAATAACAAAAGATAAAAATCACAAAGGTAGATATATAATTTTTTCAGAACTATGATAATAAATTACAATCAAGAAGAACAATGGAGGTCTAAGAGACTTCAAAATGTTAAAAATAAAATAGAAAGCTATTGCTTTGATGAAGAAATCTTTAGCATAACTGACCACAAAGGCACACTAGAGGTAGACTGGATGACTCCTAATCCACATAAATTATTTATAAATTTAATAAAAGAATTTTGGGAGCTTGAAAATGAACATCTAGTTGAAAACTATTACAAATCCAAAGCAATATGACCAAAGAAAATAAAGCAAAACTCAAAGCATTAGAGCTTGAGATATCAATGGCTAAGTATCCTAGCATGAATCCTAAGTACATTGGACTAACAGAGTGGACTGACAACTCAGCAAACAGTCTGACTAAGTCTATAATATTCTACATCAATGCTACTGGTAATCAAGCTGAGAGGATAGGTAATCAAGGACAATACAGAGAGGGTAACAAGATTCAAGTTGGCACTGGAGAGATAGCCTATACAAAACAGTTACCAGGTAAGTGGACACCAGGGCAAGGCACTAAGGGAACAGCTGACATTTCAGCTACTATCAATGGTAGGTCAGTCAAGATTGAAGTGAAGTATAAAAAAGATAGGCAGTCAGATGTACAGAAACAGTATCAAGAAAAGATAGAGAGTGCAAAAGGTATCTACTACATTGCTAGAGATTTTGACACATTTGTTGAATGGTATGATAAAATAAATCAATAAAATAGTTGCACAACTAAAAATTATTATTACATTTGTAAACAATTAAATAAATATATATGCAAACAGAAGTAACCAAAGTGCCATTGTGGACTAAGATTCACAAGGCAAAGATGAGCATTGGAAAGGTTGTTAAGAACAGCACCAATCCTCACTTTAAAAAGAGCTATGCTGACATCAACGCATTGCTAGAAACAGTTGAGCCTATCCTTCACGAGAATGGACTGCTCCTATTACAACCTATCCATGACAAAGTTCTGAGCACTCAGATAATTGACATTGAGACTGGTGAAATGATAGAGAGCTGGTTAACACTACCTGATAACATTGATCCACAAAAAATGATAGGAGCTACTACTTACTACAGAAGAGCGACACTACAATCACTCTTGAGCCTTCAAGCTGTAGATGATGATGGTAATAGTGCCAGTGCATCAGCTAAGCCATCACTTACAGATGACAGATTCAAGGAAGCTCTTAAGTCAATTGAGTCAGGAAAGTACACAGCAGAGAAATTGAAAGCAGATTTTACATTAACCAAACAACAATTACAAGCACTATGAAATGGCATCCATCATCACTAGGTAAGCTCATGACTGAGTCTCGCACAAAGTCAGAAGTATTAAGTCAGACTACTAAGTCTTACATCGCTAGCAAGGCAAAAGAAGACTTTTTTGGCTACAACTCTTTTATCTCTACAAAGGCAATGCAGAAAGGCACTGACTGGGAGCATGAGTCTATTGAGCTAGTTAATCAGGTGAGAGACACATTCTACATCAAGAATAGAGAGACTATAGAGAATGACTGTCTGATAGGTACACCTGACATCATCTTAGACAATTCAATAATTGACATCAAGACATCATGGTCACTAGAGACGTTCCCAGCTATCTCAGTAGAAGGAATTAATAAAGATTATGAATGGCAATTGAGAGGATACATGATGCTATGTGATAAGGCATCAGCTGAATTAATCTACTGTATGATTGATACAGATGACTTTCTACTTTCTGATTGGGATAATAAATCTATCCACAAGGTAGCTCACATTGACCCTAAGAAACGAATAACAGTATTACAGTATGAACGTAACACTTCTACAGAATCAGCCATTAGAGAGCGTCTTTTAGCTTGTACTGAGTATTACAATGAATATTTTGTGGAATTAAACTGTAAATAATGGAAAAATCCTATTTCATTATTGAGTCAAGCCTAGAAAATCTCAAGTATGCTCGCTACTCAGCTAAGACATTCAACAAGTCAGGTCATGATTATTGTATCTTAGTCACAGATAACATTGATCAACTAGATGTTAGGAAGGTAAGTAAAGAAGAATTTAACAATTTAAACAATAAAAAATGATTGAACTAAACAAAACGTACAAGAACCTAACTAGAGACCAGTTAGTGATGCCAATCTCAGATAAGGCTGGCATGGTGGTTTATCAAGTAACTAAGCCTACTACAGACAACCCAATGACTGAATTCAAGTGCACAACTGCACGATTTTTAAACCTATATAAATTAACAAAATGACAGAAAAAGAATTTTACCAACAAGCAATGATTGCAGCAATGCAAGGTTTGTTATCTGCAATCGGAAATGGCTATGAAGCTGAGTACGTACATCCTCATTCAACTGTAGCTCTTATGGCTGATGAGTATGCAAAAGCTCTAACAATAAGAGCAGAGATTGAAGTACAGAAAATGAGACTTGAGGTCCCATTCCCTGAGAAAGTAGTATAAACAAGTAAAACAAATAATATGACACACACAACAACTGGAGCAATCATTAACAAGTTGCCAGCAAAGCAAGTATCTGAGAAGTTCAGAGTGCAAGAATTTATCCTCAAAGTAGGTAATCCTGATGACAAGTATCCGCAAGAGGTGAAATTTCAACTAGTGAATGACAACATTGACTTACTAGACTTTATCCAGGTGAATGAACAAGTTGAGGTGACATTCGAGCTGAGAGGTCGAGAATACAATGGCACTCACTATGTGAGCTTGAATGCTCTAAAAGTAATCTCTAAGCTATTCTAATGAGATTAGTTAAGTATATTATAGTAGTGCTATGCCTAATGGCTACATTTGGCTTATTTTTTTATGGCATGCACTACTTCCTCGGCAAGAGAGGACTCACAATCGTTTCAATAATAATTTTAATTTACTTTATCTATGGATTTATCAAAGATTTATACTATCACTATCTTAACAGATAAAGACTTCTCCATCAAGCAATGGATGATAGAACAGACTAACCTGAGAATGACTAACAGATACAAGCAGATTCACATAGCTGAGGACATTGGAGTTAATGGCTCACAATTGTCTAGGTTTCTGACTGGCAATACAGTAA